TAAGCAACACCTTAAAAAGAAAGATGAGAAGCTTATACAATACCTAGCCAAGCACAAACACATCAGCCCATTCGGGCATTGTTTTGCTAGTTTCCATATAAAGGCTCCAGTCTTTGTAGCTAGACAGCTAGTCAAGCATAAGTTCCTACGTTGGAATGAGATTAGCCGTAGATATGTGGACAGTGAGCCTGAGTTCTACGTGCCTAGATCTTGGCGTGGGCGTAGTGAGGATAAGAAACAAGGTAGTACTGGCGAGTGGTATGATGACGATCTAGATTTTGTAGTTAAGGAAAGTCACACAGCTTGCTTTAACGCCTATAAAGAGTTGCTTGAGAATGATGTATGTCCAGAGCAAGCACGTATGGTACTACCACAGTCTATGATGACTGAGTGGTACTGGTCAGGTAGCTTGGATGCGTTTGCTGATATGTGCAAGCTACGTTGTGCGTCTGACACACAGGCCGAGACACAAGAGGTAGCCAAACAGATTAGCGTCAATATGCACAAGTTGTTTCCTGTTTCTTGGATGGCATTAGCAAAGGATAAAAGATAATGGCAGGTAACATTAAAGGTGCAATCAAGGCATCAGCTATAGTCGCATTTATAATAGCTGGTCTACCTATACTGATTGCTATGACGTATGACGAGTTTCCTCGCTACTGTAAGCAAACTATTCTACTACCTTGTATAGGAGTAAGTGATGAATAAACGTATACCAATGAAGGGCGGTGATGAGTATGATGGTCTTACTAAGGGGCGCAGATTTCTACACTGGAAGACAGGTCAACTAAAGAAGATCAAACGTGCCTACAACAAAAGGTTCCGTAAGTATAACAAAAAGGTAATAATAGATGAGTGAATACATAAACAAACCAGTAAAAGTAACAGAGGTAGAAGAACACGAGGATGGTAGTGCCACATTACAAGTGGAGTGTGACCCTGAGACATTCGCAGCTATTTTTAACGTAGGGTTTGTAACACTAATAAAAAGAGGTTTAGAAAATGAAAAGTGGCAGACTTGTGTAAGCTGCGGTGGCCCTGCAATGAATAAGATGTGCGGGTTTTGTTTAGAGGAAGAGTGATATGAGCCTATCAGAATGGATTCCATACTTAATAGCCTTGTCAGTAATACTAATGAGCATTGGATTTATTCCCGGGGTTCTGTTATACCTTGTCGTAATGAGATTGAAGAGGATGTTTAAGAAATGAGTATGGCTGGAACGATAGAAGATATGCGTTGGCAAATAAAGCAACAACAGAAAGAGATAGATACACTCAGAAGGTTCCTAACTAAGAATAAACTTATTAGAGAGTTTGATGATGAGGAACGTAAGAGAGCATTAGAGAGATACGAGGCTAATCAAATATGACACAAGAGATAGCGCATCAGCCTTGCCCATACGTAGAGTGTGGGTCTTCTGATGCATTTAGTTTCAACACGAGTGGGTTTGGCAAGTGTCACGCTTGTGACAGATCTTACCCATCTAAGTACCAGAAATTTGAGTGGGCAGCTGAGAAGTACCCCTTACCACAAGGATCTACTATGACATCTAATGTAAGAAGCCTACCCCAAAGATCAGAAAATACCCAAACGGGTAGTTATATAGCTATGAGGGGTATAACTCAGAAAACTATGGAAGACTACGGTGTTCTTACCTATCCTGATCGACAAGAGTATGTCTATCCTAGTGGTGGTAAGAAAGTTCGCAGACTAGAAGATAAAGTTTTCTACACAAAAGATAACTTCAAAGGTGATGAACTGTTTGGTATGAACCTGTTTACGGCTGGGTCATCTAAGATGGTCACGATCACTGAGGGCGAGCTTGATGCATTATCAGTGGCTCAGATGCTTAAGAGTAACTACACTAACCCTGTGGTGTCTCTGCCCAGCGCAACACCTTCTAAGAAACTGTGGGAGAACTGTTCAGACTGGTTAAATAGTTTTGAGAAGATTGTTCTATCAGTTGACAATGATGAAGCTGGTAATGCAGTAGCTGATAAGATAGCAAAGCTATTCCCTAACAAAGTCTACCGTGTTCCTCACGATAAGTTTAAGGACGCAAACGAGTTCTTAACTAATAGGGCTAGTAACGAGTTTAAGACTGCTTGGTGGAATGCTAAGAAGTACACACCAGAGAATGTTCTTAACAGTACACAAGACTTTATATCTCTGTACAAAGATACGCCAGAGCATCAGTATATCCCTACAGGTATTCAAGCACTGGATGATAAGATCCTTGGCTTAATGCAAGGTCACTTTACAGTTATCAAGGCTCCGACTGGCATTGGTAAGACAGAAATAATGCGGTTCTTAGAATACAATATGCTACAGCATAAGGTTCCATTCGCAGCTTGGCACTTGGAAGAGACTAAGCTACGATCACTGCTTGGTCTTGTGTCTTATGAGCTAGGTGATAACTTGACACGCCGGGATCTGATTGCTGAGAAGAATGCTGATGATGCGGTGATGGATGCTATTGAGCGTATCACTAAGGATGAACTGTTTTATCAGTTTTATTTAAGTGACGGTCAGGGTGCTGATGCATTGTGTGACCAGATACGTTACTTTAGTCAGGCGTGTGGCTGTAAGTTTGTCTTCTTTGAACCTATCCAAGATGTTGTTTCTGGCTCATCTGAGGAAGGGAAGGAGCAGATGTTAGCTGATCTATCAGTACGTCTGTCTAAGTTATCCGCTGAGTTAAACGTAGGTATTGTTACTATTGCTCACACTAATGACAATGGTGACCCCAAGTACTGTAAGATGATTGGTCAACGTGCCTCTGTTATTATTGATCTCAGTCGTGACAAGGAAGCCTCTGACTTTGATGAGCGTAACACTACACACATATCTGTACAGAAGAATAGACCCTGCTCAGAAGAAGGCTTTGCTGGTATGATGCGGTTCAATACAGAAACGTTTACCCTTAGAGAGGTTATCTGATGCAGGAATCTTTGTGGAATGATCTACCAGTACATATTAAAGATGTTGAAGATAACAATTCTTATAAAGGTAGTGGTCAAACTAAGGTTTGTAAGATTTGTAATATAGAAAAACCTATAGAAAACTTTGACTCTCAGTATTTTAAAAAGGATGGTAGCAAAAGCCACAGAGGTGATTGTAGATCTTGTACACAGTTCAATCAAAGAATAGTAAGAAATTTGAGAGAAATACACGGCCCACCACCTGATCTATGTGAGTGTTGCGGTAAACCACCCAATGGTGTTACAGGTCTTGTAACTGACCACTGTCACACCACTTATAAGTTTAGAGGCTGGTTATGTACCAGTTGCAATCTAGCTAATGGGCATTTAGGAGATAAGCCCGAAACAATAATGAAATTATATAAATATATGACAAAGGAAAAGTAATGCCAGTTTTTGATATTGAAACTGATGGCTTGGATGCCACAAAAATACACGTACTGTCTTGGGAAGATGACTCCGGTAAGATTAAGAGTACTCACGACTATAATACTATGCGTACATTCTTTGAACAATCCGATACACTTATTGGTCACAACATTATCAGGTTTGATATACCTGTGGTTAATAAAGTATTAGGTATAAAGGTTAAAGCTAAGTTAGTTGATACCTTAGCCTTATCTTGGTACGTTAATCACACTAAGCCAAAGCACGGCCTAGAGACTTATGGAGAGTATTACAATGTAAAGAAACCAGAGGTTACGGACTGGGTAAACTTAACTCAGGAAGAGTATGCTCATAGGTGTAATGAGGATGTAAAGATTAACTCTCGTTTATGGCGTGACTTGGATATCAAGCTTTCAAAGCTGTACCCTAACGATCAAGACAAGTGGCAGTTTATAAAGTACCTATCATTCAAGATGGAATGCGCTGCGGAGCAAGAAGCCTTGAAGTGGAAGGTTGATATTGAGTCTGCAAAAGGTTACCTGTACGTGTGGGAAGCTAAGAAAGAGTTAAAGATAGTTGAGCTTGCGGAAGCTATGCCAAAGCAGATCTTGACTAAGGTACAGCAACGTCCAAAGGTTATGTACAAGAAAGATGGCGAACTGTCTTCTCACGGGGAAAAGTTTGAAGAACTGCGTAAACAGTACAAACAACCAGACAGTGTTCAGTCTTTTGTTGTTAAGACAGGTGAACGTCAGGGTAACCCTAACTCACCAGAGCAAGTAAAAGAATGGCTCTACTCTATTGGCTGGGTTCCTCGAACATTTAAGTTTGTACGAGGGCCAGACGGTGTTGAGCGTCAGGTTCCACAAGTACGTAAGGATGGAGAGCTTTGCCCCTCTGTAACTAAACTTATCTCTGAAGACCCTGCAGTCGCTATCCTAGATGGACTGTCTGTCCTTAGCCACCGTATCGCTGTGCTTAAAGGTATCATAGACTGTGAGTCTGATGGTTATGTACAGGCTACGATTGCGGGAATGACAAACACCTTACGGTTCAAACACGCAAAGCCTTTAGTTAACCTTCCCTCAGTAGAGAAGCCCTACGGTAAAGAGATACGTGGACTACTTACTGCGCCAGAGGGTTACGTTCTATGTGGGGCTGATATGACTAGCCTAGAGGACACGACTAAACGTCACTATATGAAGCCTCTTGACCCTAACTATGTAGCTGAAATGTCTAGGGATGGCTTTGATCCTCACCTTGACCTAGCTAAACACGCCGGGATAATTAGCCAAGAGGATATTGACAAACATAACTCAGGTGAAAAGTCTCTTAAAGATCTACGAAAGAATTACAAGGTAGTAAACTACTCAGCTACCTATGGCGTAGGAGCCGCTAAACTGGCTCGTGAGACAGGTATGTCAAAGAAGGAAGCTCAGAAGCTACTAGATGCATTCTGGTCACGTAACTGGTCAGTACAGAAGGTGGCATCAACACTACGTAAGCGTGAACTGTTTGGCGGTATGTGGGTTCAGAACCCTGTATCAAAGTTCTGGCATAGCCTACGCAGCGAGAAGGATCGTTTCTCTACACTAAACCAAAGCACTGGAGTTTATTGCTTCGATGTTTGGGTTAAGAAATGTCGTGACAAGGACGTTAGGACTGTAGGTCAGTTTCACGATGAAATAATAGCACTTGTAAAAGAAGGAAAGCAGATAGAAACAGCAATGAATATGAACTACTCTATAGAAGAAGTTAACAGACAGCTACGACTGAATGTTGATCTTGGCGTTGATGCACAGTTTGGAAAAACTTACGCAGACATACACTAATTTACTTGACACTACTTAGCTAATAAGCTATAACTAAGTTTCTTTTTAACGCTCAGAAAGGGCATAAGTATGAATACGGAATTAGCAACTTTTGGTGATGATCTTGAAGCAATGATGGGGATCATCCCGGCTAGTACAGACCAATCGTCTACACCAAGTATAACTAGGGTTACTCAGATCCATAAAGCTATTATGGGTATGCAAGATGTGGGCGGTAAGCAAATAAAAGCAGAGATCCTACCTGTTGGAACATATCAAATCACACAGGGTGATGAGGTTGTGTACGCACAACAAGTTACTGTACGAATTATGGCTATTCGTATGCAATGGGTACGGTGGAATAATAACACTGAACAGTTTGAGAAGTCAGTTATGGCACCCACTTTAAAGGGTGACTTAAAGGATAACATTGGTAGCTACAATATTGGGCGTCCTTCTGGTGGTTTTGTAGAGGATTATGACAGCTTGTCTGATGCTATGAAAGAGCATATGAAGTCTGTCAAAAGGGTTAAGGTTCTTATGGGCCACCTGTCTGTAGACTCCCCTGTAGATGAAGAAGGTAACTCTGTAAGCACTACTATCCAAGATATTCCATTTATTATGGACGTTAAGAATCGAGACAGTTTAAAATCTATTGATTCAGTCTTAGCTAGAAAGCGTCCTATAGAAGTTCTCACTCAGGAGATTAACTTAACAGGTGACAGTCAGTCTATTCCTAACGGGCCTGATTATGGTGTTATAGTTGCCTCCCCGGGATCAAAGGTTGACATTCAGCCTACTGATAAGGAAAACATCCAAAACTTTCAAGACTATATTGACTACGTAAATAATATGATTTTGGAAAAGTATAATGAGAACTGTGAAGATAATACTATTGAAGGAGAGGTGTTCTAATGAACCACCCTGCAGAGTTATCTGTCTACACGTACTTGCAGAAAGCTATGGCGGGTGAAGTTGCAATGGCAGAGGGGGTGATTGATAAAGTCGCCTCTGATGTCAAGGCAGCTATGCTAAAGCAGTTTGCTAGTGGGCCTCGTGATAGTTTTAGGTTACGTATGTCTAACATAGGTAAGCCTAAGTGTCAGCTATGGTTTGAGAAGAATGATCCAGAAGGTAAGGAACCTTTTCCACCTCACTTCCTTATGAATATGATTCTTGGTGATATTGTCGAGGCTGTATTCAAAGGCTTGCTTACCGCCGCTGATGTTAGCTTCAAAGATAATGATAAAGTTGTACTAAAACTCCCTAATGGTCAAGAGATTAAGGGGGAGTATGATATGGAAATGGATGGAAGGATTGACGATGTTAAGTCTGCATCTTGGTATTCATACAACAACAAGTTTGACTCTATTGAAGAGATGCAAAAGAGTGACGGGTTTGGATATGTATCTCAGTTAGTTGGTTATTCAGAGGGCGCTGGTAAGGATGTAGGTGGCTGGTGGGTTATCAATAAGAACA